TGAATAATAATATATTAGACATTACCGCTTACTACAGTGCTATTAATAATAAAAATGTTTTACCAACAGCTTCACTTGCTAGAATAAAACCTGCTCATCAAGCAATAATGCTATTATTATATAAAAATGAAATAATTTCCAAAAAAACTAATCCTCCCGGTATACTACCGATACAGCTTAGCTTTGATATATTAGGGATATCAGGCTTCAGAATAACGGATGTATTTAACCTTGGTCCTGGTTTATTGCCTTCAAGATATAATAATAATGTTAGTTTCACTATAACAGGTATAGATAATAAAATTGAAAGCAATCAATGGATTACCTCTATATCCGCTTTAATGATGATTACAGCTCAATATAATGAGACAGTCGTATTAAATAACAAAATAACTGAAAGAATTAAACTAGCTCAAGAAATACAAGCAGTAGACCAAGAAGATGAAAGCTTATTCCCAGAAGCTACTAAATTAAGGAAAGTAATAGAGACTACTGAAAACTTTGTTGAAAAAGGATATGAATTAACTTCTAGCGGCCAAGACATTAAAGCTTCTACTTCGTTAGGAGGGAAAAAATTAATACAACAAATACAATTTATACAAAACAGAGAAGAAGTTACAGGCTTAACGTGGAGATTTACTGGAGGACACGACGAATTTCATATATTTAACCCAGATCCCGGTACAACTAATCATAGAATCGGCAAAGCTTTAGATTTAGCAATTCAGCAAGATGCTACAGTTGAGCAAATTAAACAAGCATCTAATATAGTTTTCCAAGCACAACTTATGGTACCAAATATCACTAATTATTTAAACGAATACGAAAAACCAACAGGTCATGCTACTGGCGGACACTGGCACTTTACTTTTAGTTAATATGTACTTACCAAAATCGAAATATAACGTTAAACACACAAAAGGTGGTGAACTATTCAACGAAGATGGATCAGAATATATAGGATCATTTATAGAGTCTTTTTCTGGAGAAGTATTTAAAGGAAATAAATTTACAAGTAACACAGCCCAACTACAAGACTTTAGGTCAGCAGATAGCGGAGATGTTACTCCTTTAATACTCAAGAACGATTATATAAAACCTACCGACAGAGATTACGAAATTGGTAAATTTGAGAGATATTTTGTACAAGATAGAAGAACAAATGCTATTATAGAAGCAAATCGAAAAAATTATAATAGATTTGAATTTATAAACTATGCAGTAACGTTAAAATTAGACTGGATTATTAAAGGACCAGTTGAAGATATAAATAAAGGACCTTATATTTACTTTGGAGCTATTTCACAAAATAAAGAAACTATACTAAAAGCTGAAAAAACTATAAAAGGTTTATCTCAAATAGTTAATAATTACAGACAGTTTGTAGTCTAAAGAAATAATCTTATATTATATAAAAGGTTATATATGTTTTATATTATTGAGACAGATACTCAATTAGATCGGTTACAATCATTAGGTAGACTAGGAGGTTATGTAGATATCATACCAACCAGCTTTCATTATCACCCAAAATTAACAGATACTGTAGCAGTTTATGTTAGACCTATAAATTCTAAGCACGGTTTCATCATACCTATAGATCACGATGAAGGTTTAAATGTAGACAAACAACGTGTCTACGAACTGTTGAAAGCTTTTACTACACTTTATACGTTAGATAAAAAGCAACTACTCTATCACTTTAATCTACAGGGAGCAACGGATTTATCCTTACTATATTCGATGGTTAAGTTTGATAAATTGGAATATTCAAGAGATTTTTCCTATATCAATGTATTTTATAATAAATTTAAAGATATTAACATAACAAATAAACTTATTCCCATATCTAAGTTATATCAAGCTAGTGAAAGTATATACTATACAGTTAAAGATGTAATTAACCTAGATATACCAAATGGATTCGATTTTTATAATAATACAGCAACTAACGTATTCTTTTTATTAGAACAATCAGGTATAGGTATTTTCAAAGACCAATTTGAAGAGATGTTTACACCTAGGAACCCTAAATATAATATTATAGACGATATAACTTACAGTTACTATAATCTATACAATATTACCTCACGACCTACTAATGCTTTTAACTCAGTAAATTACGCAGCAATTCCTAAAACTGATAAACATCGTTCAAGTTTTAAACCTCAAAATGATTTTTTTGTAGAGTTTGATTTTGATGGATATCATGTAAGATTGCTTTGTGAGCAATTAGGGTATAAATTAACTGACGAATCTGCCCATATGCAGTTAGCAAAGAAGTATTTTAAGAAATCTGTTATTGGGGACGAAGAATATAGTAAAGCAAAACAAATTAACTTTCATGCACTGTACGGAAGAATACCTGAAGAATATAAAGACGTAGATATATTTGTAAAAATTCAAGAGTTTATTAACTCCTTGTGGATCAAGTATGAAGCTTTAGGCGAAGTAAATAACCCAACATCTAAAAAGCCGTTTACAGAGGAACTTAAAGACATGAATCCTCAGAAGTTAATGAACTACTTAATGCAATCGTTGGAAACTTCAAGAAATATTCTTATCTTAAAAGAAGTACTTAGATACTTACAGAATAAAAAAACTAAAGTAGTATTATATACTTACGATTCACTACTTTTTGATTTTAATAAAGAAGACGGAAAGGATACTTTAATAGAGTTACAAAGTATACTTGAATCAGGTAAAACTTACCCGGTTAAATTTAAATACTCTAAAGATTTATGTTTGTGAAACACTTTAATATTTATAACAAATGACAATGGTTACAGAAAGTAGGTTCGATTATGATATCGACCCAGTTAACTTAAATGAAGATATGAGTAATAAATTATTCTGTACTTTCGCTACAGAAGAAACTTTAGAATCGGTTTTAGAGAATATCCAAGAACGGTACAAAATTATATACAACAAAATATTCGTACTATACTCAAAAAGTTTAAACGAGTATATATGTACGTATAATGTTGATTTCGGGAATGTGGGGACATTTTTAGAGAACACTATTTTAGTTCATAGAAAAAAAGAATCCAATACCCTATATACTATAAATGCTCTTAATACACTTATTAAAGAGTTAAACGAAGGAGTACTAGATACTTCTTACAGAATCAATTGGTCTGATTTCAGAAACTGTGTGTTACTGACTAAAGGACCTGATTTAAAAAGAATTAATACAAAGTTATATAAAATAATCGAACTATAGTTGCTCGTTAATTTTATTTTTCTTATATTAATATAAAGTTATTAATTAAAATTAGTTATATGGATTTAAATGCTATTAAGGCTAAGCTAGATGCCTTGAACAACACCGGTCAGCAAAGAGAAAAGACTGACTATTCAACAATTTTTTGGAAACCAGAATTAGGAAAACAAACAGTAAGGTTAGTACCTTCCAGTTATGACCCTACTATGCCTTTCAAAGAACTAAAGTTTCACTACGGTATTGGAAAATACCCTATGGTTGCTTTATCAAATTTCGGTAAACAAGACCCTATTGAAGAGTTCGTAAAAGAACTAAGAAAAACTTCTGATAGAGACAATTGGTCTTTAGCCGGTAAAATCTCACCTAAAACTAGAATCTTTGCACCAGTAGTGGTAAGAGGTCAAGAAGAAAAAGGTGTTAGATTATGGGGATTTGGAATAACAATCTATAAAGCTTTGTTAGCTCTAATTGCTGACGAAGATATAGGAGATATTACAGATGTTATAAACGGATGGGATTTAGTTGTAGAACAACAACAAGGTAACCCTTATCCTGAAACTACAGTTAGAATTAAACCTAAACAAACTCCTTTATCAGACGATAATGATTTAGTAGATACATGGATTAAGACTCAACCTGACCCTACTGATGTACATACTCAATACGATTATGACTATATCAAAAAACAGTTACAGAATCACCTTAACCCAGGTTCAGCAGAAGAAACTCCTGCTGCCGCAAAGCCAGAAAGCTCTAGTCCTCAAAAGGCTAACTTTACTTTAGAAACAGCTACCGCTGGCAACAAAGACACAGTTAGTAAATTTGATGACCTATTTAACGAGTAAAAATGGCAAAAAAGAAAGAAGAAGTAAAAGCAAGAGCGACTGCGAATGTTCGTAAGTCGTTTAATTTAAGTAATTTTAAAAGTAAAAAAGGATTTTCTAATGCGTCTGTAAAGTTTAAAGAACAAGGATGGATACCTTTATCTAAAGCTTTTCAGGACATTACTTCCCTCCCCGGTATTCCCACCGGACACATCACTTTGTTAAGAGGACATAGTGATACGGGCAAAACCACTGCCCTAATAGAAGCTGCGGTGAATGCTCAAAAACTGGGCATTCTCCCAGTCTTTATTGTTACTGAGATGAAATGGTCTTGGGAACATGCTAAAGAAATGGGACTACAGTTTGATGAAGTAAAAGATGCTAATGGTAATGTAAGTGATTACGAAGGTCATTTCTTATATGCTGATAGAGGATTATTAAATACTATCGAAGATGTAGCTGTTTATATAGCTGATCTTATGGACGAACAAGCTAAAGGTAATTTACCTTATGATTTATGTTTCTTCTGGGATAGTATAGGTTCTGTACCTTGTGACCTTTCAGTACGTTCTAATAAGAATAATAATGAATGGAACGCTGGTGCAATGTCTACTCAATTTGGTAATAATCTAAATCAAAAGATACTTTTATCAAGAAAAGAAAATTCTCCTTATACAAACACTTTAGTTGCAATCAACAAAGTATGGACTATGAAACCTGAATCGCCGATGGGTCAACCTAAGCTGCAAAATAAAGGTGGAATGTCTATGTGGTACGATGCTACGTTAGTTGTTACTTTTGGTAACATTACTAATCCAGGTACTTCTAAGATTAAAGCCATAAAGAGTGGTATGCAAGTAGAATTTGCTAAACGAACTAACGTTCAAGTAGAAAAAAATCATATCGGAGGAGTACAATCAAGAGGTAGAGTAGTAATGACACCTCATGGGTTTATCCCAGACGATAAAAGAGCTATCGATA